TCCCCTGTTATATGGACTTACTAAAACTGATACAGTAGGAAGCACTCTCAATGATTAAAACAATACTCAGCTTACTCACAGGAAGAAACAAAGGCAAGTCAGCTATAGGAGGTCTTGCAATAGAACTAAGAGAAGCTATAAAAGGAAAAGAACTTGACCCAAATGCAATACTTGAAATCCAAGCTAAGATAAATGAAATTGAAGCACAACATAGAAACTTATTTGTTAGTGGTTGGCGTCCTTCTGTTGGGTGGGTATGCTCTCTTGCATTTGCTTATCACTTTGTTGCCTTTCCAATTATTAAAACTATATATCCAGATACTGAATTTCCTGTATTAGAAACAGAACCTTTATTTACAGTTCTAATGGGTATGTTAGGTTTGGGTGGTTTAAGGACCTATGAAAAAATAAAAGACAAAGCAAAATGATTTGTCCTCATTGTGTATTAGTGGTATTAAGTTTAATTTATTTTACTTTTAGATAATGGCAGGTCAAGCAACTTTCGTTTTTAGAGAGAAAAAAAAGATAAAAAGAAAAGGTAGACATTCAAAAAAAGCATCTCTACTTAAAAATTCAAAGACCTACAAGAAGCTCTATAGAGGGCAAGGCAAATAATTTTTAGAAATTATGAACAATATTTTACATCTTAAAAAAATTCCTTCTAACTTTGGTGGGTTAGTGGGATATATGTCTAACTTAATAATAAATTATAAAATGGAAGATACCACTATCAGAGATTTATCTGACAAAATCATTAAAGATTTTGGCAAAACAATAAAAGAAAAAACAGATATTTTGTTAATGCTTGATGCTACAATGTATACTAACTTAGGTATAGATAGTCTTGCTAAAGAAAAGAATAAAGTAAAATCTGATAGTAAATATATTTATAAACAAATTAAAACTATTGATGAGCCTTTAGGCAAGTCTCTACTGTTTCAAATGGATGCGTAAAGTAACAAGAAGTAAACTAATAAAAAAGCTGGATAGGATTTTCAGTGAGTACATAAGAAAGAGAGATGCTGATAAAAATGGATTTGCTAAATGTATTTCATGTAATAAGAAACAACATTGGAAAGAAATGGATGCAGGTCATTTTAGGTCAAGAAAATATATGTCAACTCGCTATGATGAACAGAATGTTTTTACCCAATGTAGGTATTGTAACAGATATAATCAAGGGTCAATATATGAATACAGTAGAGCTTTAGGTGTAGAGTTATCAGAAAAACTTTACATAAAAAGTCAAGAAACAAAAAAACATAGTATCTTTGAGTTAGAAGAACTTATAGAACATTATAAAAGCAAAATCATTGTTTGATTAGTTTAGTTTTTATTGTTTGATTGGAGGGTGTAAAAACCCTCCTTTTTTTTTATTAACATTTTTTCAGTATATTTGAAATATGGAAAACTTATATCAAAAACTAATAGAGCTTCAAGGAGAAATATTAGAATTAAAAACAGAAAACAAACTACTTAAACAACAACTTCATTATGGACAAAACGCAAATGTACATCATTAGACAATCTACGCTAAAAATGGCAGTGGACCTTGTAATAGCTGACAAGGTAGAAATTAAACAACTTAGAAAAACAGCTACATTATTAGAACAACACGTAACAGAATAACTATGGAATTAAAATTAGAAGGTAAAATTGAAAAGATTGGTCAAGAAGAACAAATCAAAACATTGACTAAAAAAAGTATGTTATTAACTACAAATGACAAGTACCCTCAAACAGTACAATTAGACTTTATCAATGACAAGGTAAAAGAATTATCTAAGTTTAACAATGGAGACCATGTAAGTGTTTCTTTTAATGTTAGAGGAAACGAATACAAAGGAAAGTATTACACAAACCTACAAGGATGGAAGATAGCAGAGATGCTTGGAGAGGTTTCAAACAAAGAGCAGAACCCATCTCGGCAGCCTGTAGATACATCAGACTTACCATTTTAAACAACAGGGGGATTTTTCCCCCTTTTTTTTTATGATAGTACAAGGAAAAGAAATACTTGATAAGATATTAGATTACAAGTATGGAAGAATTAAAAAAGGTCTCCCAATAGGTATTGAGGGAATAGACAACCACTATAGATACTTACAGAATAATTTTGTTCTTACTATAGGTCATGCTAATACAGGCAAGACTACTTTTATTATATACCTCTTTGTAGTTTGGGCAATAAAACACAAACTTAGATTTCTATTGTTTTCCTCTGAAAATACTCCTGAAAGTATTATGAGAAAGATTATAGAATTTAAAATGGGTCAGACAGTAGACAAAGCCTCAGAGATGAAAATAAGTAATGCTATCTCTTGGGCAGAAAATCATTTTAAACTTATAAGCAACTCCAGACTATACAATTACAAAGATTTACTCAATGAAGCTAAATCAATTAAGGATGCTTGGGATTATCAATGTCTTTTAATAGACCCTTACAACTCTCTTAAAAAAGAGCACACGCTTGTAAAAGCAGTAGGTACTCATGAGTATGACTATGAGGTAGCTTCGGAGTTTAGGATGTTCGCTAAAAAGCAAAAGGTATCTGTATATTTAAATGTTCATGCAAACACTCAATCCATTAGACAGGTCCATCCAAAAGGACATGACTATGAAGGTTTAGCAACTCCACTAAACGGAGCAAACATTGAAGGAGGTTCTAAGTGGGTCTCAAGGTCTGATGACATTCTTTCAATACACAGGTATATCTCACATCCTCAAGAGTGGATGTTTACACAGCTCCATGTCTTAAAAGTAAAGGAGATAGAACTAAATGGTAGACCCACAAGCTATGACAAACCTTTAAAGTTTAGAATGGCTATTGACAATGTAGGCTTTCTATATGAAGGCTTAGATATATTAAACGATAAACAACCCAAACAAATAGAGATATGATAATAGTAGGAGGAATACTTTTAATTTTTTGTATAGTATTTTACATGGTAGCGATGTATAAAAATGCTATAGTAAGTTTTGCTCCTATACTTGGTCTTATGGCTGGTGCATTATTATCTTATACTGATTATGACAATGATAGAGAATACACTTTACAGTGTTGTTTTTTTATAATTAGCATGACAGTACAATGGGAGGAAAAAAGTGGTTAGCTGATGTAGCTCAGTTTCATGATGAGTGGGTAGCTATAGTAAAATCTTTTGGAGAGAGAAGCTATCATGAGGATATAGTTCAGCAGAGTTATTTGGCACTATATAAATATTCTAATAAGAAAAAAGTTTTAAAGAATGGTAAAGTTAATAAAGCGTATATATGGATTGTTCTTAGGAGTATGTTCCTACAGTTTGTTAATGCTAAAAACAAAGTACAGAAAATTAGTATTGATGACAAAGAAGTGTTTCTCCAAATACCAAACATTGATGAAATGGATGAAGAAATAAACTATCATAATTTTACTCAAAAGATAGATAAATATATAGAAGGGTGGAGATGGTATGACAGACAGCTTTTTAAAATATACAGAGATACTCCAATGAGCATAAGAAAGATTGCAAACAAAACAAATATAAGTTGGGTAAGTATATTTCACACCCTCAAGAAATGTAAAGCAGAACTAAAAGAAATATTTAAAGATGAGTACAAAGAATACAAAAGAAGAAATACCGACTGACAAAAGAACAAAAGCCTACAAGACTTGGAAAGCTAATCATGAGAAACAAAGCAAAGGTCTTGGAGATACTGTAGAGAAAATTACAAAAGCTACAGGTATAAAAAAGGTAGTAGAGAAATTTACTCCTGAGGGAAAAGATTGTGGTTGTGATAAAAGACAGGAAAAACTAAATGACATATTTCCATATCAAAAACCTGAATGTCTTACAGAAGAAGAATTTAATTATCTTTATGACTATTACAATAAAGGAACTAACACAATTACTCCAGATGTACAGAGAAGAATGGTAGAAATAAACAACAGAGTATTTGGAGAGAAGGTCCAGATTACAGCCTGTGGTTCATGCTTCCTAAACAATGTACATAAAAAACTTGAAAAAGTATTAAACCAATATTTATGAAATTATAATTTATATGACAGTATCAAAAAGTAGACTAAATTATTCTTTTTATGAAGGTAAAAAAGCTGAGAATAAATTTCAACAATTAATGATTGAAAGAAACAATACTTGTTTTAAAAGTAATTCTCATGATGATATTAACAAACATATAGATTTTTATGTAAACGATTTTACTGTTGATGTAAAGGGTAATAGACATTTAAATACTATTTGGTTAGAATTAAAAAATGTAAGAGGTTTAAAAGGTTGGTTAGAATGTTGTGCAGATTATATTGTTTTTGATATTATAGAATTAAAAGGTTTTTGTGTTTTCCTAAGAAAAAAATTGTTTAATTATTGCTTACAGTTTAAGGATGTTGCAAAAGATAAAACAGAATATAAAAAACTATATACAAGAAAAGATAGAAAAGACTTGCTAATTAAAGTAAAATATGAACATATAAAACATTTACAATCACAAATCATAAACTATTGAAAAAAGAAATTGAAATGAAAAAAAAGTTTGAAGCAATAGAAGATTTAAAACTTCAATCTAATTTACTATTACTTCAACAACAGATTTTAAAGTGGTCCAAACAAAAACCAGAAAATGAAACACTCAATAAGTTAAGAGATGCAATAATAGAAATTACATTTATTACAACTAAGTTTGGACTTGAGAGATTAAGTTTTGCAGATACAGTAGATGACTATAGAAGTCAAAAACTAAGAGCAATAGAAAGAGCACAGAAAGCAGAGAAAAGAATAGATGACCTTCTACAAGAGATTCAAAAACTAAAAACTAAAAATGAATTGGGTATCAAATAATACTTCCTCAGTAGAAATAAATTATATATACATAAACAACTTTTTAGATGATTACTTTACTAAATAACCAGCCTTACAGAACAGAAGAAATACTCGGCTACATGATGGATGATGAGTTCTACTATGGAGTCTTAGCAACTAATGCTCTTGGTAGTTCTCTACTTAGAAATCTTTTAGACAGTCCTAATACTCTTTTGGAGTACATGAAAAAGCCTAAGAAAGAAACAGATGCTCTAAGAATTGGTAGGCTAACCCATGAGTGTTTCTTAGAACCTAAAAAGTTTTATGATAAGGTTTATGTAGAAGCAGACAGGACAAATGCTAAAGTATATAAAGATGCAGTTGCAGAGCATGGAGCTGATAGAGTTTACAAACAAAAAGAAAAAGACTATGTAGAGTGGCTTATAAGAAAACTTGCAAATAATGAAACAATTCAGTCAATTATGAAAGATGCAGATGTAGAGGTTCCAATGATTAGAATGTTCGATGAGTTTGCTATAAGAGGTAAAGCTGATATTCTAACAGATGATTGTATCTATGATTTAAAAACTACTATAGCTCCTACTGAAAGTTTTGCTAAATGGGAGGTAGACAAAAAGAATTATGACTTACAGGCTTTCATATATTGTAGGTTGTTTAAAAAAGATAAGTTTAAGTTTATTACCTTGAACAAAAATAATAGAGATGTTGGAATAGTTAATGTTCCTGCTGAGGTTTTATCCAGAGGAGAGACAAAGTTTAATCTTGCTCTAAAGGCTTACAAAGAGATGTTTTATAAAAAAACACTTGAAGAAACAGAATATGTATTAGACCAATATATACTTGAGATAGATGCTAAATGAATCGCAAAGCAAAAGAGTATTATTTAATAGCTCTTATAGATATACAAAACGGAAACCCAAAACAAAGAATGTTGGAAGTGCTTCAATACTATTCTGACTTAGAAGAATATGAAGCCTGTCAAGGAATTAAAAAAGCAATAGATGAAACATGGAACTGATTGAAATTAGAAAACTCGTTGAGAAACATACCAAAAGAAAACTTAATGTAAGAAGCAGAGAGCAGGATAATGTATACTGTAGAGCTCTGTATTGCAAACTTGCAAAGATACACACTAAGAATAGTTTAAGTAAAATAGGTAGGGTCATTACAAGAGACCATGCAACTGTTCTTCATAACATTAAAATATTTGATAATGTAATAGTAAATTATGAAGTAGAGTATTTAAAGATATTCAACAGACTTGATAACATACTCTCAAACAAGACAGGACAAGTAGAAAAAATACTTAACCCAGACCTATACTACCGAAAAAGATATACAAGATTACTCTTGGACCATAGAACTCTAACCCATAACTACAGAGAACTAAAGAAAAGCTATGAGAATTTCCTCCATGTAAAGTACCATGACAAAGAAGTATAAATCAGAATTACCTGACTTATATTAATTTGTTTGTTAATAAAATGTTTATTACATTTATACTTTGTATATTATAAGGGGAAGCCGAAAACCTTTTAGAGTAGGTAACAAACTAAATTAATATTATGAATACATTAAACATTAAAACAGGAACTTTTGAAAAAAATTATGACATTGACAAGCTAAATTATGCAACAGTAAACAGAAAAATTGTAGACTTGCATAGAGATAGTTTTAAAGAAAAAATGATAGAGTTTGGTTTTTTAGTCCCAATAATTGTAGACCACAAAGCTAACCTTATAGAAGGACATCATAGAGTAGATTGTGCAAAGCAAATGGGAATAAAAAATTTACCAGCATATATTGTAGATTGGATAGATGTTACAAATAAAGATAATTATCAAAAGTTTATAATGACTATTAACAATAACAACAGGAGATGGACAGCTTTAGATTATTTAGAAAGCTATGCACAAACAAGAAAGGACTATGCTTATGTTTATAAAAAATACTTAGAGACTAAAGATGTTTTTTCTGTTGGAAATATACTAAACATATATTTTAATTTTGGATGCACAGAAACATTTAAAAAAGGCAACGCCACTATAAAAATGAGATTGTTTAGTGAATATCTTTTTAAAAGGTTTTACGATTTAAAAAGGGAATATGGCGGAGTAAAAATACAAGCCTTTACAATTAACAGGGTTTGTTCTATAGCTCATTCTTATTGCAAGGGAAATACAAAAGAAATGAATTTTATTTTTAATCAACTTGAAACATGGGCAGAACAAGACAACCCTATACTTTCTTCTGTTGAGTGGATAAGACCCGAAGTAAAAAAACAAATTAGTTTTTACAGGGAAATACAAAATGATAAAGTTACACAATAAGGATTGTGTGGGTGCGATGGCAAGGTTTGACGATAATCAGTTTGACCTTGCTATAGTTGACCCACCCTACGGAATAGAAGTTAATAAAATGACGCTTGGAAGTGGAAAATATAAAAATAAAGGAAAAAATTGGGACACTGAAACACCCACACAGGAATATTTTAATGAGTTATTCAGAGTTACAAAAAACCAAATTATTTGGGGTGCAAACTATATGATTGATAAAATTAAAAAACCTTCAATGGGGTGGATATATTGGGACAAGATGAACGGAAGCAGCGACTTTTCAGATGGGGAGTTAGCTTTTACGTCATTTAAACGAGCTTTACGTTCTTACAAACACCATTTGTCAAAGGATAAAAGCAAAAGATTTCACCCCACCCAAAAGCCTATTAAGCTTTACGAATGGATTTTAATTAATTACGCAAAAGAAGGAGATAAAATACTTGATACACACTTAGGTAGCGGAAGCATAGCGATAGCTTGTCATAACTTAGGATATGATTTAACAGGATATGAAATAGACACAGAATACTACGAAGCAGCAATAAAACGATTAAAACAACATCAAGCTCAAAAAAGGCTATTTTAACAAACAAGGCTTTTTTTTATTATATATTTGATTAATCAATTTTTTTCAAATGGCAAGAGGGGGTAAAAGAGAAGGAGCAGGTAGGAAATCTAAATCAGATGAGGTCTCTCTTATAGAGAAACTTACTCCATTAGAACCCTATGCTTTAGAAGCTCTGGCAAAGGGAGTCAAGGAAGGAGACTTTAAGTTTGTGCAGCTCTACCTAAATTACTATGCAGGTAAACCTGTAGAAAATAAGAACATACAACTCACAGAAGATATTCCAATATTTGTTGACTAATGCTGCCTAAAAAAACCACAGCAGTAAATAAACTCAGAGAGTTAAAACAAAGAATAAAAGTTATCAGAGGGGGGACCTCAGCTGGAAAGACTATTGGTATACTTCTTATTCTTATAAATGATGCCATAAAGAATAAAGGAAAAGAAATAAGTGTAGTAGCTTCTACTATCCCAAGTTTAAGGAGAGGCTCTCTAAAAGACTTTCTCAGTATTATGCAAGGTCTTGGTAGGTTTGATGAGAGTAAGTTTAATAGAAGCCTTCTAAAGTACACTTTCAGTAATGGTAGCTATATAGAGTTCTTCTCAACAGATATGCCTGAGAAACTAAAAGGAGCAAGAAGGACAGACCTATTTATGAATGAGTGTAACAACTGTAGCTTTAGCAGCTATCAAGAACTATCCATTAGAACCTCTGGAGATATATGGCTTGACTATAATCCTGTCAATAGGTTTTGGGTAGACAAGGAGCTGATAGGTCAGCCTGATACAGATTACATAACCCTTACCTATAGAGATAATGAAAACTTAACAGATGCAATAGTTAAGGAACTTGAGAAAGCAAGAGTAAAAGCTAAGACCTCAACCTATTGGAAGAATTGGTGTAGAGTGTACTTAGATGGTCTTACAGGAAGTCTGGAGGGAGCTTGTATATCTGATTGGAAAGAAATAGATAATATACCTGTAGAGGCTAAATTACTTAGCTATGGCATGGATTTTGGATATAGTGTAGACCCAACAACCTTAATTGCACTGTATAAGTGGAATGATGCTTACATATTTGATGAGGTCCTGTATAAGACAGGAATGTTAAATAGAGATATAAGCAGGTATCTAAACCAACACAATATCAAAGAAAACATAATAGCAGATTCAGCAGAACCTAAGAGTATATCTGAGATTTCTCAGTATGGTCATAACATCTATCCTTGTACCAAAGGCAGAGACTCTGTTATCTATGGTATCAATCTTATAAATCAGAATGAAATATATGTAACTCAAAGAAGTAAGAACCTTAAAAGAGAGCTACAAGGTTATGTATGGTCAAAAGATAAAGAGGGAAACACCCTGCAAAAGCCTGAGGGAGAGCACCCTGACTGTATAGATGCAGCCAGATATGTACTAACAGATGTATTAGAAAATCCAAACAAAGGACAATATTTTATATATTGATTTGGTTGTTAATAAAATGTTTATTACATTTACATCATAAACATTAAAACAATTATATTATGAATGATTTTATTTACAATGTTTTTTATTCTGATGGTGTTACTGTAGTAGATACATTTAATGCACAAAACCTTCAAGATGCTAAACGTAAAGCTAAGGAAAGGTCAAAAACTATAAACTACAAGACTGCTTACTATACCATAAGTAGAGTTTACGACAGAGGTATAAAAGCATCAAGTGGTATAACTTACAAAAACATTTAAAAACAACAGGGGGTAGAAATGCCCCTTTTATAATTTAATAATTATGAAAACAACAATAGAAGAATTAATTACAGGTTACTTTAGAGTCCATTGGAAAGATGGAGAATTTAGAGGAGGTTATAGAGACTTCCCAACACTTAAAGAAGCAGAGGAGTATAAAACATTAGTAGATGCTCAGGACTTGATAAATTTAAATCAAGAGATAACAAATAATTTAATGAATAATTTTAATATATGAGAATAAAAACAATAACAGAACAACAAAACAAAAAGAACCTGAGAAAGTTATTTCTTGGGTTTTGCTTTATTATAGTTTATACCTATCTTGGTATTATAGGTTTAACTACTGTAATGAGATGGCTAATAGAATAGAGATTCCATTATGGAAAAAGAAAAGCAAGTGTTGGGATAACTTTATAAGAGTTTATCCTGTAGCACTTTCCAAAGGTCCAAGACCTGAGGTAAGACTCGAAATTGAAATAAGAGGTCAGTTTAAAGAGGGAACTATAATTTATAAACAAACAAAAAAAGGAAAGCATGAAATAGCAAAAAAGATAGATGAGGTCTATGAGTGGCTGTATGAAAATTACAGTCATAAATTTAGACAGAGATATGGAGCTCACTATAAGAGAAAACATTTTTCATTTGATTAGTAAAGACCCTCAAGAGATTGGGGGTTTTTGTTTTATACAAATTCTTAGTAATTTTATTATATAAGTATGAAGATTAAAATACCTGTTCCTGAAAGTCTCTCAGAGATGACTTTAGAACAATACCAAAAGTTTGAAAAGATAAACACTGAGGAGAATCAAGGTTCTAACTTTCTTCTTGAAAAGATGGTAGAGATATTTTGTAACCTCCCTTTAAAAGATATAGCTACTGTAAAGTTTACCTATGTCCAAAAGATAATCAAAGAGCTTAACAAAACATTTATGTCTAAAACTCCTCTAATAAATACTTTTGTTATGGATGGGGTCGAGTATGGATTTATACCAAAGCTGGATGATATAACTCTGGGAGAGTATATAGACATAGATAACAATATAAAAGATTGGCAGAATATGCACAAAGCAATGAGTGTTCTATACAGACCAACTAAGCTAAAAAGAGGAGAGAGATATCAAATAGAAGATTATACAGCAGAGGAAAACCCTGAACTAATGAAGCAGATGCCTTTAGATGTAGCTATGGGGTCGCTGGTTTTTTTTTATCTTTTACAAAAAGAATTGTTAGAAACTACCCTGAATTATTTGACCAAGGAGATGGAGGACAGTCTGACTTCGGAGCAACGGCAAATTTTGGAAAAAAGTATGGATGGTATCAATCTCTCTGGAAATTGGCTCAGGGAAATGTTACCCAGCTTGACATAGTTACAGAACTAAATTTACATAAATGCTTGATGTTTTTATGTTTTGAAAAAGAAAAGACAGAAATAGAATTAAAAAGAATTAAAAAATGAAAGCCTTCTATGATGTAACAAACCAAATCAAGACAGCTCTTGCAGCAGAACCTTTTGTTAAGACTGTTACCTTTGGAGAGCTTTCAGATGTAGACTTAGGTAAGCAGACTATATTTCCTTTGGCTCACTTGATGATTAACAATGCTACAGTAGGAGAAAAGATAATTACTTTCAATACTTCTATTATCTGTATGGACATAGTAGACATAAGCAAGGATGAGGTTACTGATATATTTGTAGGTAATGATAATGAGCAAGACATACTCAATACTCAACTTGCAGTCCTTACAAGAGTCTTAAACCAATTCCAAAGGGGAGACCTGTATGTAAACAAATTTCAGATAAATGAAGATGTAAGCTGTGAACCTTTTGTAGATAGGTTTGAAAATAAACTTGCAGGATGGAACGCAACATTTAATATATTATTACAAAATGAAATGACAGTCTGTAGCTAATGGAATACCAAGAGATTAAAAAGATATTAAAACAGTTTGCTGAGAGTGTTAAAAAACAAGCTATAGGAAACCTAAGAAGAAACAAGAACAATAGGTTCATGACAGGTTCTTCAAGTGGTAACTTAGAAGGAAGTTTAGACTATAAACTAAATGAATATCCTAACAGCTTAAACTTAGAGTTCTCTATGCTTGAGTATGGCTCATACCAAGATGAGGGAGTAAGAGGTAGCAAAAGCACTTACCCACAAAGTAGAAATAGTAGGTTTGCTTATTCAGGAGGTAAAAAAACAATAGCCTACAAATCATTAGATAAGTGGATGGTTAAAAAGAATCTAAAAGGTATAAGAGATGCTAAGGGTAAGTTTATATCAAGAAAGAGTCTAAGGTATTTAATAGCAAGAAGCATATATCAAAAAGGAATTAGAGCAAGTAATTTCTTTACAAGACCTCTGACAGATAATTACCTCAAACTACCTGAGGAGTTTATAGATGCCTTTCAATTAGATTTTGATGAGTTTATTGACCAGATTAATTTAACACAGTAGAAATGAGTAAGCTAAATGCAAGGAGTCCTTTTTATATAAACTACAGTACACCTACAGCTCCTGTTGTAGCTTATGATTGTACAGTAGCAAATCTTACAGGCTTTGCTGTAGACCAAGAAGGAGTAATC